GTGTTGGCGAAGTCAGTTCTGCCCAGATCAGCTTCCAAGGCACTGGTGCGTTGACTGAGGTGACGATCTAATGGGCGTTTATCTTGGCAACGTTGGAAACGTTGAAATCGCACGGCGGTCTATTGAAGACGGGCTATCAAGTGTCGTTAATCCGTCTGATGTAAACGCAAGTCGCAACCGCTTTTCGTTTGATTTTGATGAAGGTTGTTTAATCAGCGGTGACTTCGCCGAAATCAGCACGACTGACAGCACTAATCTTGATTTTATTTCCGCAAGCGGCTGGGGCAATGGCACAGTTCAAAGCAGCGGTAACTGGTTTCTGTTTATTGACGAACTGGGTGGTATCAGGCTATACGACAATTTTGACGACAGCTTAGAAGGCAGCACAGCGGGCTTGATTGCACTGGCTGAAATCAACAGGGACATTCCAATTACGGTTACCGTTCGTGATCGTGGCGGCCGCCTGTTGGCGTGCGTGACTGACTACGAATTGAATACAAATCGAGAGACGGTTGATATTACAGGTTTAAGTGATCGGTATCGTGAGCAGTACAGCAGCTTAATCACTGGATCTGGACGCATTACAGCCCAATGGGATTATGTAAATGAAGCAGGACAAGAGCCGATTCATTATTTAATGCAGCTGGTTTTACGCACTGAGATCGGCTCAGGTTTGCATATGAAGTTATACGTTAAAAGCGCCAACACCGATGCTGCAGGCGGTCAGTTTTCCGCGACCCAGCTGAACGACGCACTTTGGTGGGAATTTGATGCGTTGATTACCAACAGCGCTACCAGCTTTGCTCCTGGCGACATCATCGTGTCTACCATTGATTTTGTTGCGACCGGAGCCATTAAACTACGCGCACGCACGACTGGAGTAGGTCGTCTGCTGCAGGAAGCAGGTAGTCCCATCCTGCTGGAGCAAGGCGGTTACCTACTGCTGGAAGGCGAAGACGCGCCCTAAGATGGTTGTACTGAGGTAGCAAGCACAATGGCCGATCTGCGAATCAGCGAATTACAGACGCTTGCAGGCGCCAGCCTTGCAGCGGGCGACTATCTGCCGATTGCGGATATCAGCGCCAGTGAGTCGCGCAAAATTACCGTAACCGATTTCCTTGGTAACGCAGTCAACCTGATTGCCGACGACACGATTCCAAGCGGAAAAATTCTTTTTAATAATAATACAATTCCTGGTGCGTCGCTTGAAAACGCTTCAGTAACCTCTACGCAGCTTGGAACCGGCTCTGTCACCGCAGCTAAGCTCGCTGATTTTTCATCCGTTGATTTTTTTAGTTCACTACCAGCCAGTGGTGCATTTCGCGGTCAGCTTGCTGTTGACGTTGTAACACTTGAAACCTACTGCTGGAACGGAAGTATTTGGCAGTCGATCAAAGCCGCTGGTTCTATCAATACGGTTATTGGTGGCGGCACCGGAATCGTTAATATCAGTGTTACTCAAACAGGTAATAGCGTCACTATTAACACGACTCTAGATAACACAACGGCCGCCGCGCAATTTCTCGCTGGTCCTAGTGGTACCAGTGGCGCCGTAGCGTATCGAGCAATCGTTGCAGCAGACATCCCTACAGCAGGAACAACGTCTAAGGGTGCTGTTTCAGTCAATGGGAACGGTTTGACACTTAGTGGCGACCAGATTCGTATTGACAACACTGTAACTCCAAGCTCGGCTCAATATCACCTAGTCGAATACGACGCCAACGGTCTAATTACTGCAGGGCGTCAAATTACCGCCGCTGATCTGCCTGCTGCTGTCACTGGAACGCTCGGTGCTGTTTATCCGGGTAGCGGTCTTGAGGTAACTGCTGGCGGTCAAATCAATCACAGCAATACCGCAACGCCTGGTACATACACGAAAGTTACGGTTGATGCGCAGGGACATGTAACAACAGGCGCAACACTAAATGCGGCAGATATTCCTGATCTTGATGCAGCGAATATCGCAACAGGTGAGATCCCAACTGATCGCATTGCCAATAGCGCCATCACAGGCGCCAAGCTCGACAATTACTCAATAACGCAGATTGGCGGTGCCGCAGACACCACTGGTGTTGTTACTTTCCCGACTGCTGAATTTGCCGGTCAGTATTTTTACGACTCTATTAACGGCGACCTTTACCTCTGGGATGGTAATGCTTGGCAGGCTATTACTATCACGGCAGGTGAAATTATTTTTGCTGGCACATTTGATGCTTCTGCGGGCTCTGGGACAGGCTTAGTCGAATCCTTAACAACGGCAGGTCAAGCAATCGGACTTACTGCTGGTTCGGCTCTGCCAGCTGCATCTGAAACGAATAACCGTTACTACGTTGTTGTCAGTGTTGGCGGCACGATCACAAGTGGTAACGCACCCAATACAGCGCTTGCCCCGCCGGACATGTTGCTGTCTAACGGCACAACATGGGAAGAAATTGACGTTTCCACCGCTGTTACTGGCGCAACCCTAGCTAGCGGAATTACGTTTACCCCTTACGGCGGCATCCAAGCTACAAACGTCCAAACTGCGCTTCAGGAACTTGACGACGAAAAAATCGGCGCTGCCGGTGCAACCATCACCGGAGAGCTACTGATTGGTACTACAGGCGCTCTCGCTTTTGAGGGCAGCACTGCCAATGCTTTTGAAACTTACCTAGCAGCTACCGATCCCACGGCAGATCGCACCATCACGCTGCCAAACGTCAGTGGCACAATAATCACGACTGGCGACACTGGAACAGTCACAAACGCAATGCTTGCCGGCAGCATTGCGCTTAACAAACTTGTCAGCCTTACCAGCGGCAACATTATTGTAGGCAGCGCCGGTAATGTCGCTTCAGCGGTAGCCGTAACCGGTGATATCACCATCAGTAACGCAGGTGTTGCTGGTATTGCAGCTGGTGCAATTATTGACGCTGATATTAACGCTAGTGCGTCAATTTCGTTTAGCAAGCTTGCACCTCTTAGCAATGGTGCAATTCTTGTTGGAAACTCTAGCAACGTTGCTGCGGCTGTTTCACCAACAGGTGACATCACAATTAGCAATACCGGCGTCACTTCAATTAGCACTGGTGCAATCATTGATGCTGACATCAATGCCAATGCCGAAATTGCCGTCAGTAAGCTTGCTGATGGCGCAGCCCGTCAACTGCTCCAAACTGATGCAGCGGGAACCGGAGTTGAGTGGACGAGCAATGTTGACATCCCTGGCACGTTGGATGTCACAGGTGTTGGTACGTTTGACGCGGCTACTCGCGGCGCCATCAGTGCTCTGACGGATGGCACGACAATCACACCTGATTTTGCAGTCGCTAACCACTTCAGCGTGACGCTTGGCGGCAACCGCACGTTGGCTAACCCGACCAATTTGGTCGCTGGGCAATCTGGTGTGATCTTTGTAACGCAGGATGGATCCGGCTCGCGTACATTAAGCTATGGCAGCTATTGGGAGTTCTCAACCGGCAGCGCACCTACGCTGACGACAACTGCAGGTGCTGTTGACGCATTGGTTTATGTGGTGCGCTCCAGCACTTCAATTTTTGCTTCTCTTCTTGCTGACGTTCAATGATTCCTGGTAGCTCCTCACCACTGCTTTTGCCTATCGCTGCCGGTGGCGGTGCGCTTGTCATAGGACAAGCATTTCAAGGCGGTTATTACGCTGGCACCATTACCTATGGCACGGAATCTTGGCTGGGAATTGGCGGGGAGCAATATCACTTAATTATGGCCCCCAAGGCAAGTGGCGAAGCGGGCACAATACTGCAATACAAAACAAGCGCGACGTGTGACGGCGCCGAATCAAATCAAACAAGCGCCCAATCGTACTGGGATGGGTATCACAATACTTACACATCTGTTATTGGTAGCAGCAGTGCTCACCCCGCTGCTAATTACTGCCAAGGATTGACTATTGGCGGATACAACGATTGGTATTTAGGAGCAAACCAAGAATTGATGCTAGCTATCGGAAACTTGCGTCAGTTGACTAATTGGCAGACAGGGGGCTCTGAAGCGTTTACCGTTGGCACAGTAATATTAAATGGAAATTCTGTTTCTGATCTAAGTGCTTACTGGACTTCAAGGGGAGACAGCTGCGAAAACACAGGCACCTTAGTGACGGCGTCTATGTATTACAACACCGGCGGATATTTAATAAGTGGTTACGTAAAGACAGATAGATTTTTTGTGCGCGCCATCAGGCGTGTACCTGTCTAACGCCAAGGAGGCATCATGTTCAAGTACATCAGCGATGGCGAGATCATCCCAGCCGGACGCCCATTCACAGACCGAGATGGCATCAAGCGCCCCAGTAATTGGCTAGATCGCGCATTGCCTTGGGAGCTTGAAGCGGCTGGCATCAAAAAATACGATGACCCAGCTCCGCTTGATTGGCGTTTTGCCAGCGGCTACGACGTTGACGGCAATCCAATCTGGCGACCACTGGAACAAGTCAAGCCAGCGCTTGAGACTGAAACCCGCGTCAAGGCCAACATGCTGCTGCATCCAACCGACTGGCTTGTTATACGTGAAGCCGATAATGGCGCAGCCATGGATCCCGCAATAAAAGCATGGCGCCAATTGACGCGGGTGGCTTGCGGCAATAAATTGACTGCGATTGAAGGTTACAGCACTACCGAAACGTTGGCTAATTACGCAAATTCAGATGAGTATAAGACTTGGCCGGTCTTAGACTGATCTCATAGGACCGCTCGCTATGATCTACCCCGCTTCTTACGACATTACGATCCTGCAAAACGCAACGTGGAGCGGGACATTTCGCGCCACTGAAAATCGCAAAACGCTGACCAGTATCAGCATTGCGACTGGTACGCCGACCTTCCTTTGTAGCTGTCACGGCTTTAGTGCTGGTGACAAGGTGGTCTTCACGGGTGGCACTACGGTGCCATGCGGCTTGACGCTGAACACGGTGTATTACGTGATCGCCACTGGCTTGACCACTGATGCATTCCAGGTTTCTGCAACCAGTGGTGGTGCCTCGATCGCAGTTAGCGGCGATGCCATTGGTACGTTTTACGTTGCAGAGCCGCTCAACCTAGGCGGCTACACCGTTGATGCCGACGTAAAAGGGTTGATTGATCTGGTGCAAGTGGCGACGTTTACGCCAGCTTTGACCGATGCAGCCAACGGCGAATTCACGCTAACAATGTCACCGGCAACTACGGCTGCGCTTGATTCCGGGCGTTATGGCTATGACGTAAGCCTGACTAGCAGTGGCGGCGCCCGCTACTATTGGCTTACAGGCGTGGCAACTGTGCAAACCACCTACTCGCGGAATTGAGCCATGGCTGACGTGCAAATTGCAGTAATTGATCAGCAAGACACGCAGATTGCGCTTGCTGTTCCTGGCATCCAAGGCGAAGGTGTCCCCGACGGTGGTAGCGCCAACGAAGTGCTGTTTAAGCAATCAGGCACTGATTACGACACCGCTTGGGGTGAGATTACTAGCGCCATGATTGGCGATCTGGAAGTCACCAACGCTGATATTAGCGCCAGTGCAGCGATTGCTTATAGCAAGCTTGCGACGCTTACTGCAGGCAACATTGTGCTTGGTAATTCAAGCAACGCTGCGACATCGACTGCAGTAACTGGTGATGTCACAATTTCCAGCAGCGGTGTTACTGCGATTGCGTCTGGTGTCATCGTTAACGCAGACGTAAACGCCAGTGCTGCTATCGCTGGCACCAAGATCAGCCCTGATTTTGGCAGTCAAACGATTGCAACGACTGGTTCAATTACTGGTGGCGCCAATGCTGCACCTGTAATTTTGACCGATACAACTGGCGTTACTGGCGCTGATCAGGTGACAAACATTATTTCGTTGACGCAAGCGGAATATGACGCGATTGTTAGTCCTA